GTGGTACTCATTTTTGAGTTTGTGCGTATACCTAACGGAACTCCTTCAGTTGTTCTATCACAGTTAAGTGCAAACTTATCTTTTACCTCTATTACGCCCCACTTTATCTCAGAACGCCTTCCTTTTTTAGAAATGGTCTGAATTCCGAAGCTCCTTACACCGTCAGGAACGCCTACAAACTCTTGTAAACGTGAAGCAGCATCCTTTATGTCTATAGTATCTGTACCATCAGGCAGTTTAGGCTCTATGTGTAGTACAAAAGACGATAAATCCTTATAGATGGTACTATCAGCATTTCGGGGGGTCTCCCACATTACTTGTAGTTCTTGTAACTGTGTTTTGTGTCGGGGAGTTTGCATAATATATACGGAGCTAGGCTGAGGTATAAATGCAGATTCAGGACGGTCAATTGGGTCTTGTAGTGCAAGATTAAAGTCTTTGTCAATAGTATCAAACTTTGAATTGTAGAACTCTCCCGCACTAATTTCAAAGTTATTGTCTTTATCTTCTTTTATACCTAGAATCTTGTATTCTTTATAAGACGGTTTAGTATTTACGCCTCGGTACACTTCCTTTATAGACCAGACGGTATTATCAGGTATAGTACTACCAGTGAAGGCACTAGCTATAGATATCCGTGTAACACCGTTTACTACACTTACACCTGAGGCTACGAAAGGCTTTGTATCCACGGTTGTAGAATTACGGAAGTCGACTTGAATATCCTGCCCTAAGTCATCTTGAACATTTGTTATATTCTTAATTACTTGCTCATCAGTGGCAGCGTTGTTTATTAATAAAGTAGACGTACCCCCTATTTTAGCATAAATTACTTCATCCCCTCTATAGTAAGTATATGCCGTTCCTGCATGTGTTACAGTAATGGGGTTCTCTTGATTAAGAACAACAGCACGTTTAGTTACTAAAAGAGCTAGCGTATAACTATAGTCGGAACCACCTTGAAAGGAGAATGATTGAGCTGCTCCCCCGTCAACTTGTGGTTGACCAGCTAGTGCTTGAAGATTTCTGTCTAAAGTAATCATTGAACTAGAAGAAGCTGTTATTCTCCCACTAAAGGAAACTCCACTGTCATCTTGGTTCTGGATATTTATAACATCGCCGGGCGTTAAAAAAGAGGCATTTATAGAAGTTTTAAAGGCAACAATTTCTGTTTGGTTTATTGCTGTCCAGGCTTTCCATCTACCGTACCTTATGGCCTGACCCTCAGAAGTACACCCAAAAGCAACCGCTTTATTTCTTACAAGCTTTCCTGTCTCTATTATATTTTGGGCGTCCTCTATCACTAAGGGCTCTTGAGCATAAGCACTTAAAGGGTTATTCCAAATAATAGTCCACTGGTTAGTTCTAGACCTAGTACTTGCTGTCTGGCTAGAGATACTGTCTTCTATTATATTGGCTTGAGAAAAGTTGTATATAGGGGTGGCAGGAGCATCTGGTACTGTTAATATTTCTCCATTTAACCAGTATACTATACTCCTGAAGATAGTTGCCATATCTTTAAGAACTTTGTATGCTTCAGTAGCCTTTGTTAAGTATAAGTTTGCAGTAAAACGAGGCTCAGTCAGTCCGTTTCGTGTGGGTACTAAGCCATCACAGTATTTTGCAATTTTATATAGTTGAAACTTATTAATTTCCGTAGCTTTTAGAAAAGCCCCCAATCCATACCTATTATTTACTAATATATCATAGAACACCCAGGCAGGGTTATCAGTATAGTATACGCCTAGATCTAAGCCGCTACTATTGCTTGTTCCTTCATCGCTAAACTCCCCATTCCATATACCCGTGTAAGCTGCCACACCTGTATCTGTTAAATGTCTTGGGACATAGTTTGAAGGCACTTTTACTTTCATCCCTCTAACATGATAAGCACGTTTGGGAGGGTTAGGAAAGCTTTTAGAGCTAAAGCGTATAGCTGCCATAGCCGAAAAAGGGTGCTCTAATTTTTCATCAATAGTTGCAATTATTTGTGCAATTTTTATAGAGTCTACTACCGCACTAATTCCGCTGGACGTATTCTGTATGATGTATCCTTCAGGAGTAAGTTTACCTGTCATATTGTTGGAATTACTAGCCCCATCAGGAGTTAAACGAGTAATAGATAGTCTCATATCTGTAAAGTTTAAATGAGTATTTACAGGAATTTGCACACTATAAGCTATAGCAGTTTTTTGTATTCCAAACCACTTTTGATATTTATAAGCGCCGGCTCCTATATCCTCCCAATCGGTAGGGTTGGCGCCGCCACTCTCAGAGCCTTGTAAAAGTATTTCCAGTGCTGCGCCCCCTTGAAGATCGTCTCCGCCGTCGTTCATAGCATAGTGCCCTGAAGGGAACTCAAACTGTATTTTTACAAAATCTATTTCGTTTATTTGAGCACCAGTGAAGGATTGACTGAATACTATATTTTTCTGTACCATCCCTGAAGGGAGAGGGGTAGTAGTAGGGTAACCGTCAGGTATAGTAGTAGGGTAATTATTGGTGGTATCAAAAACTTCTAACTGCGAAGAAGTAAGTGATAGCGGGAAAGAGGACACTCCTCTACCTGCAATCTGGAAGAAAGGCTCTTGACTCCTAGTACCTATTCGAAATTCCACAGAGGATCCGGGGTATTTTTGAGCACCCGCTGTTGTGCCTCCAGAAGTGTCGTCCCCTAGTGTTTTCTGCTCCCCACTTAAAGTGAATGTTTTATTATTAACAGATAAACTAGAACTGTTTTTTGGTATGTAAATAACATTATTTGAACCGACAGTTTTAATCTCAACTTCGAGAGTTCTATCTATAATTAGTGTACCATACACTACGTTGGTTTCATTTACAAATATGTCATTCTCTAAACTAACAGCACTAACTGTTGAAGACCAAGGCTGTACTATCGCTCTCTTAGTGTTACCCGAGTTTAACTGAGAACTATAATTAGCATCATGAGTAGAGCTTATGCTACCGTTTATAGTTTGCCCTCCTGGTAACTCTATTCTACATATTGGCTTCCTGTTATAGCTTGAGGGATTTCGCTTAGTAGCTGCCTCTTTCATATCTTGAGTAAACAAAGCTTGCTCACTTAAAGGAGTGCCTCCTACAGCACAAATTCTTACGTTACCTAAATAAGCTACCTTCGAAGCAACCGATACGTCGAAGCCGCTATCGTACCTTTTCGTCTCTATACTCTCTATTTTTACTTTAAACTTACTTACCTCGTGAACAGTTATCCACCTATAAGTAGAATCATTAGTAAAAGTTTCTGATTTCTCGTTAAAATACGCAGTATTTCCTTGTCTATCTAACATAGAAGCTGTTACTGGTTGGTCATTAGCGGAAGCTACCCCAAAAGATATACTATAGGGATTTCCTGTTGTTTGCGCTTTACCGCTTTCTACTAAAGTTCTAGTAACATCACTTAATTGGTCTCCGGAAATATAGACAGAAGCCTCCCCATTAACTAATCCCTCTATAGGCCCTTCGGCTATAAGGTCAGTTATAGATACTTCTTGTATGTCCGCGCCGCGAGTTGCTGCAATTGCAGGATCATTGTATCCATTCGTACTGGGATCATATTGATAATCTGTGGGAACGGGATATGTCATTACGCTGCCCTCTCTGCAGGGTATCTAGTAAGATTCCCTTTTCCGTCGCCAGAAGTTACATAGGTACCTGCAGCATTTGATGCATTCATAAGCATTTCTGTACTATTTCTTAGGTTAAAAGAAACTGCCTGACCAGGAACACGTAGCTCCCCATATAGGATAGGCACAGGGTTGCCTTCAGGAATAGATTGTTCTGCCCCTTGAAATAGATACCCCTCTTTATTTTCTTCGTCATTATCGGTTGCAGGATCGGGAGCCATAAGCTCTGCAAGACCCGCACTTAAAAGGGATAAACCAATGGCAAGAAGATATTGAGACCAAGGGCCCGGATACACAATCGCTATTATTATAAGTATTGCACCTAATATAGCTTTGAAAGCCCCTTTTGAGCCGACAGGAATTGGAGTAATAACTATATCTCCCCTATCTAAAGGGAGAACTAGGTCTCTATCATCATCAACGTATTGCCCTCCAATGCTTATCTTGAAAGCAATATTTTTGCTGTCTTTATCTAGTAAGTACTCTTTTACTCCACCATAATTGGCATCAAGATATTGAATGACTTCTCGGACTGTCTGTGCTTTTACTTCAGCAACTCTCCCAAATTTGTCCCCCATATCCCCTTCTAAATATAATTTACGCAACATAACGGTAAGCTCCTACTAAGTATTCCTGCCAAAACGGGAAAAGATTCTCTCTACATGATAATCTATTTACAGCATGATGGTAAAAAATATCATTACCTAAATAAACTCCACAGTGGTTGTTTGTTTCTTCTTGTACCTTGAAAATAAGTACGTCATTTTCTTCTAAATTTGATAAACTAACTTCTTGACCTCCCCAGTTTTTTATTACATCAGGGCAAAAGTAATCAAGCCCTTTATCGTACCAGTTATCCTCAAATAAAGCTCTAGGAGCTATTTCTATTTGTTGTTGTAACAAGTAGTCTCTCATAGCTTCGAAACAGTCACTTACGCCAAATTTGTACTCTCTACCATACAAGTCCATAAATGATTTCTTAGGCTGAAGGATATTTAAGTCCATATCTGGATAATTAAAAATATAATATGGTATACCTAAAGTATTACATGCTTCTATATCGGTTTCACTGGGCTCATGGCTTACATCAATATGATTATGTACTATTCCTATAATATCACTAGAAAGCATAACCTTTAAGTACTCATCTGAGTCCATTATAAAGTCATCATTATTGTCCGCTAAGTTAGTTATCGGAAACCACTCTTTCTTCCCTTTTACAACTGCAAGTAAGCCACAGCCTTCTTTAGGGTACTCTTTATCAAAATGTTCTTTTATTGCGTATAGATTCATTATATCTTTCTACTTCCAGGGAACCCACCAAAGGGCAGAGCATGTTTAGTATCTAATTCTACTACAGGTATGGTAAGATGATCAGCACCTGTCATAGACTGGAACTGATATCTTATTTTACAAGAGCTTAATACTTTACCGCATATATCTCCACGTGTCCAATAGGAAGAGTTGGCTACAGGAGTTTGGCTATCATTTGTTCTAGTAACTCTATAAATAGTAGTATCGTCTAGTATATTAAAAGTGACATCGTTTTTTGATGATGCGTTGCTTACAGGGTAAATAACATAGTCACTTCTCATTGGGTCAGTTGCATGAGTAGAGTATGTTGATCCTGCCACGTAAGGTTCATAGAGTCTTACAGACTGCCAAGCGCTATTAGTGGGGGAAGGTACCGTGGTATTACTAGCTGTCTCTGATCTCCAATACGTGTAACTATTCCCTCCGTCAAGGGTAAGAGCTACTAGAGCACTTTTTGCATACGAGGTACCTGCATTTCCTGAGTGTAGCTTACCTGATAATATACTATAAACAGAGTAAGAGTTGTGTATTAAGTACTTCCAAATAATAGGCTCATCTAACTCTGTGAAGAAAGGGTAGTAGTTTCTTGCAACACCTGCCCCTTCAATAACAACCCGACTATTTTTGGTCCAGGAGCACGCCCCTAACGGAGTGGAGTATGTTAATCCTTGGTATGCCCACGGACAGTACTTACCAATTACCTGTCTCCCAGGTAACTTAATCCCTTGTAGGTCAAAAGGATTTGCAAGTTCAAACATAACTAGCTCTGCTGTTTTTTGTTTTATCAAGTCTATTATATAGGATCTTTTAGGGAACTCTATCACGGCTTTTGTCGATATTGCAGTAGGATCCATAGACAAGTATTTTTGAAGTGTTTGTCTTTTTGTAACCCTTTTTCCTACCAATCTATCTAAAGTAAAATTTACTACACCTCCAGTACCTCCGTCATCAGCATTCTGAAAAGCCGAGCTGCTTCGTAGTACAGACTCAACATTAGCTATAGTAAGAACTGGTCTATTTTGTACTCCATCAGTACTTATAGATAGGTCAGATAATTCCATAGGAAGAGCATAATAAGTATTACCATCAAAAACAATAGGAGAAAAATCTGTGGAACTAATCCCTGGACCTGTTACTACCATGCCTACCTTTATATCTGCAGCTGTACTAACAATCACAGTATTTATATTAGGATTACCGCCTGTGGTACTCTGGTTTACAGTAACAGTACTGCCCGTGGCACTTACGCCTGTAAAAGTAAGTCCTACACCGGCAGTAATATCTTGGGAACTATTAAGAGTAACTACATTATTAAGAACGTTAGTAACTCTTACAGTAGAGTCTAACCCAGGATGGAAGCGTAAAGTAACGCTCGAATCATACTCCAGCTCAAATAAAGATACTAGAGGGCTTTCTATTTCTAAAGATTGTACATCTTGTATTATTAGGTTTGGATTACTCATACGCCGTATATTCTTCTAAAACTTGCATTTACATTATAGTGACTACCATTCTCATATTGTATAGACCATGTGTCACATACAACTTTTATAGTAGAAACTCCATTTCCCGCACTATCATTAGTGGAACTATTAGAGTCTGGGAGTGTGAAATCAAAAGCTGATACACCCCCTTTAATATCAAAGAACTTTATCATGTCATCTGCTGTTTCTTTAGCTCTATTTTTCATTGTTAATTTGTAGGTTTCTTCTATGTGATTTATACCTTTTCTTGCTCTTTGTTCGTACCCGTCTCCGAACTTTGCCACTCGTACTTTTGGCTTAGATTGCCTTGTAAGGCTATTATCAGGACGAATTGTAGCTGTGGTTATACTTGTGCCAGAGATTTGAAAGCCTATATCAGCCATTATGTCGCTCCAAAGGGACTAAGTATTCCCCCATTTCGTTTTTGATTTATTAATTCCTCCTGTACCATAGCAGCTAAAGTTTCCCCAAGCTTTGAGGCCCCTTCTCCGTCATTGTCACTACTAGTACTTGCATTACCTTGGTTGTCGATATTTACAGTAATTCCTACATTATTGGTTTGTACGCCACCACCCGCATTTCTAGGCATAGATACAGGTATAGACTTGCCGTCGGGAAGAGGAACTACTGCTTCGTTCATTTTACCTTCGCCTATTAATCCAATATGGGGTTTGGTAGCAATGCCACCTTTTGCATACTGACGAAAGCCTCCTTGTACTACTCCTCCGTTTGCAAAGCCGAACAGAGACATTAGTCCTCCTGCACCGCCTCCGCCGCCTCCGAGACTTCCCAGGAGAGAGCTGAATATACCACCTAGATCACCCCCGAAGCCTGAAAAGGCAGAGGTCATAGTTCCAACGAGCCCGGTTCCGCTGCCTCCAGAATTCTCCTCGAAGACTGTACTGAGGTCGTTAGTAAACTCTTTGCTGCTAGGAACTTTCAGCTTCTTATGCTCCCCCGATTCTAACTTCGGCACAGTAATCGATGGACCTTCTCCTTCTTGTTCCCTCATCCAAGACTCATGAGCCTCTTTACCCAGCTGACTAGGCCGTGCCTCTCGTAAGGCCTCGGCATGCGCTTCGCGAGCCAGTAGCTCTTCAAGAAACGCCTGCTCCAACCTGGCATTCCTTTCCAGCGCGCTTTCCGGTGTGGTAATGGAGGGTACCTGGTCGCCCCCAAAGGTTCCGTCGCCTTGGCCTGTAGGCTCATCGCGCCGGTCAGTTGATGGGCCAGTTGGGGGACCGGGCTTTGTATCGGTAGCTACAATGACTGCGTCAGCAGCGGCTGTGCTTGTAGGAGCCATACTAGCCCCAGAACAGCTACAAGTATGACAAGCTTCTCGAATAGCGTCAGCAAAGTTTGCTGCGGCGTCATCCAACGCTTTGGCGAAGGCTGTAGTTCCCCTTGCAAGGGCATCTTCAATTTCCTTAGCGTGGGTTTTGGCACCCTCCTCTACTCCCGCTGTCACGGCCTCCTTAGTCTTTTGCGCTTGAGTTTTCATACTAAACATGTTCATAATTTTTTCTGTTATATTTTGGGCAAAGGCATCTATCATAGCATGTACTACTGATGTGGCAAAAGTCCCCACCAGCCTTTTAAAGCTAGTTTCTGTTCCTTTCATAATATCAGCAATAGCTTTCTGTATATTAGTTTCAATACTTTGCATCATTGCGTCCATTACTGCAGCGCCTAAATCTCTTTGCCTCTCAAGCTCTTTATTTTGTTCTACAAGTAGTTCTTTTTGTATCTCTAGCTGATCTATCCTATCCTGATCTACAGTTAACCCCTCTGCCGAACTTTCTGTAATATCTGCTTTAATTTTTGCTATAGAGTTTAGGTTTTGGGCGATTTTAGTACTTCTCTTAATCTCATCCATCTGGTACTTTGTTGCGCCCCGAGATATTTTAGCAGCGGCAAGATCAATCCTCAGTTTTTTGTTAGCAAAGCCTATCTCTAATTCTCTTAATCTAACTAAGTGCTTAACTTGGGCCGTGATCTTTGTTATTTTCTTTTGATTTTCGGGGGAATTCCTCTCTATAGTCTTCAAACTCTTTAATACTTTCAGTTCCTTATTGAAATTACTTATCATTTCTGTATGCTTAGTTTTATAGGTTGTTATACCTGCTATCATAGCATCATAAGCAGTATTCAAAGAGTCAAGAGCTTGTTTAGTACCTATAGCCTCGCCACCAAGTGCGCCCATTTGTTCCGTGAGGTCAGCAAACTTCTTTTTATCTGTATCAACTAATCCACCCATGGTTACAATCTTTTCAAGTAGTGGTATATATGCCTTCTGCAGGGTGTTTAGTGCTCCAGGATCCAAGCTACTCAAGTATTCCAGCATTTGTTCTGCAGCAAGTTTTGTTTCGACTCCAAGTGCCGCATTTTTCTCTGCCAGGGGTCCAGCAGCTTCGGCTAAAGCGCTGGACATGGCCTGATACCTTTCCAACTGGCCGTTAAGACCAGCATAGGCTTGAGTTGCGGCTAAAAGACCCTTACTGTCGTCACCATATTTTGCTTTTAGCTCATCACCTGCCCTGTTGGGTGCAAAAGTCGCTCCGGGCGCACCCTCCCCGCGTAGGCCCTCCTTAAGTAATGCGAGCTTAAGCTTTTCGTCGGCGATTAACCTAGGATTGTTCTTTAACATTTTCGCCCTTAAGTCTGCTTCCTCCTTCCTAAGGTTTAAGTTCTTAAGAATTGCCGTACCGACCGACTCGACCATCTTACCCTCTCTACCAAGAATTTCCAGAGTATCTTCAGGCTTCTTTTTCTTCCGGGCATTTTGTCGCATGGTCCTATTAATTTCTTCAAACTTTGAGTACTCTTTTACAAGGTCTTTACTCTTATTTGTCAATTCGTCGATAAGATTTAGATGTGCCTTAATACCTTGGTGTTCTTTAAAGTACCCTAGGTATATAAGAAACTCTTTTCCAAGGTCTTTAATCATAAGAGCAACACCGATTAAGCCCATGCCCTTAAATAGGAGATCAACTCCCCTTGTAAATTTTGCGGTAGCTCCCTTCATCACCGCCATTGCAAGTTCCCAACGAGCAACCATTTTCTTATTTTGTACTTCTAGCTTTCTGCTGAGGTCTAAATACTGCAAATGGATTTGTTCCATTGTAGTATAATGCGAACGAACTTGTGCCTTCAAGTGAATTCGATATGCGGCAAGTTGCTTGTCGTCTAAATGTTTTAGCTTTTTATTCGTACGTACAGCTTGTCTTAAAAGAGCTGCCGCGTTCTTAGCCTTCATCTTACCTGGGCCAAAGCCTGCCTGAATTCCCTTGCTAGGCTTATCAATAGTATCTGCAATGGCTTTTCCGGATTTTATATCAGCCTGTTTCTCGCTTAACTTTGCTAACTCGTCAGATGCCTCTTTATAAGAGTCTTTAGCTGCTTGTGCAGATTCTTTAGATTTCGCCGCCCAAGAATCCAACCCAGGAATAATGGATCTCATGATTGGGATAGCTAATAGTGCAAGAGCGGCCGTCATCGACATTATATTTTTAGTAAAAAATTCTGCTACTGGTTCTGCTATTATAGCGGTGTATTCTTTTACTACTTTCATTATACCATCAAAAGCAACTCCTAGCCTTGCAATAGAGTTAGCTTGTACATTAGTTGCAGCCGCTACTGCATTATACTTAGTCTCAAGCTGGTCTTGTACTTCTACAAATACTGCTTGCTTTTTTTCGTATATAGTTAAATCTTTTACACTTTTACCTAGCGATGCAGCATATTTTGTTTGTGCATCTGTAAGACGTAGAGTAATACCTAATTCATCCAGAAGCTCAGGCTCGGCTTTTGTTACACCTTTAACTAGTCGGCTAAAAGAGTCTGTAACATCTCTTCCTAATATTTTTGATAAGTTTCCAGCGCCTGCAGCAAGTTCTTCTATTTGTCCTGCGCCTAGACCTGAAGCGATACCTATAGAGGCAGATTCTGAAGCAGATTGGAAGTCTAGCATGGCACCTGATGCAGTCTGTATATTAGCGGTAAGAGTTTTCATACCAACACCCGTGGCACCAGTAAAAGCAACTTGAGATTCTTGCATTACACGAAAGTCTGCTGCTTTCTTTAAGAAAGCAAAGGCAGCAGTAATAGCAAATACATTAGCAGCAAGTACTGCATACGCTGGCACCAAAGTACCCGTCATGCCTTGTGCCATTTTTGAAAAGTTTTTGGTAGAGTTGGAAGACTGCTTAGATAAACCTTTTAGATTTCGATCAGCATTTTTAGCCCCTTGCCCAGTTTTCTTACTAGCAACTCCTACGTCATCCAAAGCAAGACCTAACTTTTTGGCACTAACAGCGACTCTTTGCATAGAGCCTCCATCAGAGGTTTGAATATCAATATATACTGTATCTTTCTTTGCCATTAGCCTCTTACATTATGGGCGTACGTCTTACCGTCCCCTTGCTGACGTTTCCTATCAGCAGCTTTACGTTTCCTTTCCTGATCTCGTGCTCTATCTACTACTACTATACCTTCGTACATTTTCATAAAATAAAGTACTACTTTTTGGTCTTCTATCTCGAATACGTTAAATAAATCTTGTACTTGCGACCAGTCCTTCCCCATGTATGAACCTGACATACCTTCCCAAACATCAGATAGGTAGCTATATACAAAAAATGCCACTTGAACCTCCGCAGGAAATGCAGATGCTTCAAGTGGCATTCTTTCGGGGTCTGGTTCTTCACCTAGCTGGGCGCATATCAGTAAGTACTTATCAACATCAATAGATGCTGTTTCGTTTACATACCGCTCAAGTAACTCTTGTACTTCAGCTACTTGTTCCCAGTAAAATTTTCTAAGTCACCAACTGTTTCAGTTACCCAAGTGTCAAAGTCTGCTGCATTTTTCATCAGTAGCTCTGAGTTGTCTCTAGTCCAAGGTAACTCGTCCTCAGAATCGAAGGCAGATACGTCCACCAAAAGAAGCTCTTCCAGGTAGCGATATTTTAGCCCTTTCCATCCTTTTATTACTGCTTTACAATACTCAACAAGGAACTTATCCTCATCTAACTCTTCCTCAAGCTGCCTAGTCTTCTTATTCCATTTGTTAGATAAGCAACGTTTTCGTAGTTTAACTAACTCTTCTCGCGCCAAGTAGCATAAATCTACTGACATGCCTTCAAAGCCGGGGAAGTCACAAGAGACTGTCTTGCTTGGAGTCATTAGACTCGCTAACGATACTGGTTCTTTCTTTTCTGTAGCGGTTGTTGTCATTTGGTATTCCTTATTTAGAAATTAAATTATACGGTATAAGAGACTGAATGTCAAGAATTATTTTTGTAGGGTGGTAAAGTAAAGGGGCCGAAGCCCCTCACTCATTAAGAGTACGTAGCAGGGGCGAAATAAACAATATCTGTTATTTCGTTTGCTGTACCAAAGTCTGCGGGCAATGCGTGGAAGTTACTCTCTAGAGAAATTACGTCATCAACTGAGTGAGACGGTACTTCAAAGTGAACTTTAGGCATTGTTATTACTACGGAAGGAGTACCAGCCTGCGCCGAACCACCAATCTTCAATTTTACTGTAAATTGGTTTACGACCTGGGACATGGCAGCGGTAGAGGACAAATCGTTATAGAATTGCCTAGACGTACCAGAAGTAGAATCCGAATCACTCAAAGTAAGATAGCAAGTTGCAGAACCTGTTATATTACGTGCACCTGTTACGTGCTCGAGCGGCTTGTTTACAAAACCTAATTCATCAGGTACTAAGTACGAGATGTTATTAGAGATAGTAAAACTTCCACCTGTCATTGTAAGGGCATACTTACCGTCACCATTCGCCGTAGCTCCACCAGGGAATACAGTTGT